AATGATAGTCATCAATAAAGAATCCAGCAGCAAATCCTGATGGTCTATCAATAACCTGTGAATGATTTAAAGTATAACCACTCTTTAATATTCTAACTCTTGACTGATTATTACCTGGTGTTTCATAACCATATGGACCATAAATTGGATTTCCATCATATGCCCATCCAATAATATCAGAATGACTACCATCTAACGGTTCAAATGCTCCTTTTGATTCTCCAAGTTCAAATGAATATCCATAAACACTATATGCTAGATCATTCTTATTATTTCTTAGTGAATAATCACCAAATCTTTTAGCATCATTTAATTGTAAGGGTCTAACATTTGCTTCTAAGATAGCATTAAGTCCAGCAGGATCAACAATAAGAGATGTATCAGATGTACTATATCCAATTCCTGTATTAATAACGATAACATCAGTTACTTTACCGTCAGTTATAACAGGTCTTAAAATGCTACCACTACCACTACCAGTTACTCTTATAGTTGGAGTTGAATAATATTCAGATCCTGTACTTAAAATTTGAACATCTTCTATCTTACCATTAACTAATATTGGTTTTAACTGTGCATTTTTACCATTCTTAATTGTAACAAGTGGCTTTCTATGCAAGTTAGTAATAGTAGATCCATATCCACTACCAACTTCATACATTTGACCACCAGTAATCTTACCAGTTACAATAGGAGTAAAAGCAAAAGTTCCTATTCCAGGTCCAACTGTTACTCCGTTTATAACAGTAGCAGTCTGTCCATAGGATACATTAACATTAACTGCAATATCTGGATATTTGAATATATGAGTTCCTACACCAATTGAATTTAATATGGCATAATTGTTCTTATCATAATTTGTAAAATCTGTACCAGCTACTCCCGCATTAGATAATCTAAACGAATCATCATCAATCTTTATAAGTTTATATTGAGTTGCAGTTGATAATCCACTAACCGCAGTTCCTTCGGATAGGTACTCTACAACATCACCTTCACCAAATCCATGATTTTTAATATTAATAGTATCATAATATGTTGATATGCCAGTTGGATTAACTCTTAATTTCTTATATTCATATCCAGAACCAGAGGTTATTACCTTAACTGATCTTAGAGTATTTTTAGATACTGTTCTAAACTTATGAATACCACTAGCACCAGTTGCTGTTGATAATCCGACAGTGTTTATACCAACATTACCTCTAATAGCATCCTCATGAAGTGCATCAGATTGGGTGTTATACAGTTTAATAGTCCTTGGATTAACCCATCTAGCATAATACTTATCTCCGCTTGACAGAGATCCAATACCAGCGGTTCCAGCACCTGCACCAAAAGGACCTATACCAAGTCCTTCATTACCATTTTGGTTGTAAATGATACCTTCACCATTTACTAACTTATGTTCTTCCTTAAAAGTAATAGTTTCATCAACAATATCTAATCCACCACCAAAGAAAATATCTCTACTATCAAATGATAATTCACGGAATCTTTCACCCATTACTGCTTCAAGGGTACATCCAGAACCATTACCACCAGTAATATTAATTGATTCTACACTATCAATATCAAAATCTTGTGGGTCAACAAATACTTCTTTTACACTACCAGTTAAAGTTAATTCAACCTTAGCATCAGTTCCTGTTGAAGGTGATCCAATTGTAATTTGAGGAGGATTAATTACATCATAACCATCACCACCATTTAGAACATCCAATTTATCAATTGGACCATAATAAACAAATTCTGTCGATTTTGGACTGCTTATTTCAACACCATCAACTAAGACACCAACAGTATCAGATGTGGGTGTTCCTTTATTAGATGTAGCTATATTTTGGGAAAGTGGAAATTTTCTTAAAATATTGTTAGAAGAAAGTAATTCTTTACTATGTCTCTTTAATACAAACTTATGAGTTGATCCAATAGACTCACCTACTTGAATATTATTATCAGTATTATAAAGTTGTCCTAAGGATGCATATAATTGAATTCTATTACTAAGAGTTTTAACAATATAATATTCATTACCAGAAACTAAATTTTGAATAGGTGATCCAGACAAACACTTATATACAACAATATCACCATCAATAAAGTTATCAACAGGATTTTGGAAAGATATTGAATTATATAACTTAGTAACAGTATCAAATTCTTGTAATTCTACATTACCACGAGCATTTGATAAATCAGATGAAACAATATTTGTAGTTATTGTGTAACTTGGTAGTGAATTAGTGGCAACATATCCATCTGTCTTATCAGTATAAACATTTAAGATATCTGAGAAAATAACGTCATTACCTTCTTCCAAATTAACAGCACTAGAATCTGCTTTTTGAATTTTCCTACGAATATCATAGTAGTTTGTTGGAATAGGATGAGTAGCATTCCAAGTTAAATTACTTACAAATATCTGATCACCAATAACAGAATCAACAATTACGTCAGAAGCAACAATATCCTGTTGATTTCTTTCTAAAATATCAATAACATCACCAGATCTTAAACTTGATTTATCAGGTGTACTCAATAATGTAAATGTTGTACCACTTATTGAACCTATCTGATATCTGGTACTTGTATTATAAATCCATGAATTTGCAAAAATTTCCTTATAAGTCCTATCTTGCTCTGGATTTTTAATTACTTCACCAATATTTCTAACAGTTATTATCTCTTTTTCTGATGAAAGTGAAATATCAGATATTGGTTTGAATCCAGATATAACACCTGTTATCCTTAACTCAACTTTTTCGTCTAAATTACCATTTTCATAACCATAAATTACTTCATCTGACCTAATGTCATCAGTTGTAGAAATAGAATTTGTGACTCCGGTGCATCCAAAGAACTGATTAACAGTTTTAGATGTATAATCTATGGTATTACTTCCAGAAACAACTGTTCCAGTAGTACCAAAACCAACAGTAGAATCAACAGAAATGATAGAAGACCCAATAGAAACAGGCTCTAGAACTTTTGATTTACCGGGTATAGTAAATGTTCCTTCAATAAGATCTCTTTCGTTATATCCAACGAATAATGATAACTGATAATAAACTTTATTTTGTCTAGTTAATATCTCAACCTCAGAAACTGATCCACTTGTATTAGAATCAGTAGATTTATATACTGTTTGACCTACTAAATTTGTTGGATCGCCACTAATTGGTTCTGCAACAATAATTTCTCTTCTAATAAAATCAGCAGAAGATGGTTTAATTAACCTTTCTTCTAAATCAAGAACGTTTGCAGTCTTACCATACAGAACTGTAAAGAGAATTCTAATAGATTCTGCAATACCTTTTGATTGATAAAATGCTCTTGCACTCTTAATAAAGTTATTAGCATCAAGTCCAGTAGTAAAATCGTTATTTTCTAACCCAGGAGTCAGTGCAACCTTTAACTTTTTATAAAATTCTTTTAGAAATAGAACACTTAAATTAGTTGCTGTTGTATTTGCAGTATGTGCAGCAGCAGTTGAAGAAGAGAAAATTAAATTTTCTTTATTAACTTCTGATATTGAACTTGATATACCAGCATTATAACCAGTAACACCTGTAAATCCACGTACACAACCAGTAAATGTATTAGTTGTTATACCAGTATATGTAATAATTTCATTATCAACCTTTAACAAACCCCACTCGGCAGGAAAACCCTTAGTAGAATTTACTGTAATTACATCAGAAGTTGAAGTAACTGCACTTGTTATAGTAGTTACACCTGATATTACCTCTGGTGTTAGGTTATCTAATTTTAAATATTGATCAAGATTCTCTGCAATATCAATATTTCCACCTTGAAATTCTTGGGAAATATAATATTGCTTGAAAAAATCTACTGCTTTTGGGAAATCAGCAGTAATGTATTCGGGTAATTGACTTTCGACAATTTTATTGACTTGTACCCTCTTGTCAAATGCGGACATATTTTTACTTCCTCTCTAATTCCCCGTTTGCATAACTTGATGTATAGTAATCTCGTGTAAACACTGTTCCAGAAATATCTTCTCCAGATGCAATTACATCCTTGATCATATTTATCTGACTATTTGAAGCATCAAAACTGAGGTAAAGATCCTTCAAACCAACAACATCATTAGAATCTGGGAATGCTTGAATCTCAATAAGATCATTTTTAGCAACTGTTGATGTAAAATTAATTGTAGAAAGTATTATTTCACCTTTTTTATAATCAACAGTTCCTACTGATTTTAAAATTACCTTCTCTACACCTTTATCATCCTTTGCAACCGCACTTAATACACCCATATTACTATCATCAAGGTTGCCAAGAGCATTCTTGTTAGGAGTATCAGTCAAGTAAAGTGTCTTATCTGATCCATGAACTGTAAATCCAGTACTCTTAATGTTATATCCCTGTGGGTTAATATGGAATCTATTACCATAACAGAGTTCATACTGTGCAAATTGATTAATAAGTGCCTTTAAATCTCTTCTAATCTTTACTTTTGTAATGTTAGAAGTAATACCATCATCAACTCTATCAATTAATTGGTTAATTTTACTATACTTGAACCTTCCACCAAACTTATTAATATCAACATTTTTGGAATATTGTGTAAGAGCAGAAGTAATTTCTGTTTTTAAGTTATTAGAGTTAGAAACTTTGGCACTGTCATAATAAACAGTTGTATCAATTTCTACAAATAGAATCTTCAAGTCAGTAATTTCAGCATTAATACCAGCAACAGCATAGTTTTTAAGTTCATTACGAATGCTCATTTTATCAAAATCTGATACATATGTACCATTCTTAGGTTTAATGGAAATTAAAACTTTACCAAACTGTGGTGGAACTAATTCTTCACCTCCAACAACAGAAACAGACTCTGTCATAGGGAAGATTTTCTGTATTATTGCCTCATAATCCCTACCTGTAACCGCCCTGTGCTGCGATGAATAGAGTCTAGGTGCAAAATACTTAATTGATGATAAGTTTTCAATCTCGGCACCGTTAGATGCTGCTCTGATGGTAGTTAATGTGAGTTTATTTGATCCACCATCATCATATGGAGTCTTTCTTATAGCAGGAGTTACTGATGCATCAGCAATTCTTCCTTGATATACAAAATTTGATGCTCCATTACCAGTAGTACCATCAGTAACAATGTATCTAACAGTTATTACTGCATTATGATCTAATTTTTTACCAAAGAATCCATCTCCAAATAGAAGTTCATACTTCTCATCTTGGACTTCTTGTATTAGGTATATTTCAGAGTCCTTATTTAAGGTTAAAATATTATCTACTTTCTTATATTCTCTTCCTAATCCTGCTTCACCTGCACCTTTAACATAAACAGCAATCGTTGATGTATCGACATTTGGATTATCAAGAATAAATCTTTGATCTTGTGCTGTATTAACAGTAAAGAACTTTTCTAAAAATGTACCTTGATATACAGTAATTGGAGATACAGAACTACCAAAGGTTGCAACACCAGGTGTATTGGTAGCAGCATTATACCCTACACAAGATGTAGTGATATCTTCTGGTATAGAGAACGTATATGAGGTATTATCAGACCTACCAACGCACACTAAACCCGCCTGTAAGGTAATGAAAGGAGCATCATCTAAAACTGGTATTGATAATGTAATATCTGCCCTTGCAGCGGTTTTAGAGCGAGGTACATAACCTATGTTTCTTGCCAAAGACACAACATTTTCTCTAACAGTTGCAGCATCCAAGAAGGATTCGTTCACAACCATGTTAGAGTTGAACGCAGTAATGTAAGTATTATATGCTAATGTATCAATTAATACAGAAAAGTTAGACCCTTCAAAGTCAAAATCCGTAAAATTGGAATTTGCACGTAAATATGACTTAATTTGGGTCTTAATTTGATCGAAATCAAGATTTGTGAGCTGTGTATAAGGCATATTATCTTGTTGCTTCTAATAGGAACGTAAATTGTTGTGTAGGAACATCCAAACCAATGATATCAAAGATAACAGTACAATCAAAAGCGTTATTATCTGGTTGAGGATCTACATTTACTACCAAATTATCAACTCTTGGCTCCCAATTCTTCACTGATGTCTCAATTTGATCTTTAATATTGGATGCAGTACCATAATCAACAAACTCAAATAGACTTGAACGTACATTAGACCCTAAAAAAGGATTAAAAGGTCGTTCTGTTGGGATAGTTTCCACTAAATTCCGTACAGAACGAGCAATGGCACGTTCATTCATCAAGACAGGTAGGTCTTTTGTTATAGGATGTGGTTCAAAAGATAGACTGATATCCTTAAAAGATCGGGATATTTTTTGGACTGCCATTGATATTGGTAATATCGATAGTATTTCTTACGTTTATTTATACCTAATTCCAAGAATCTTCATCAATCCAGTCTTTTTCGACTATTTCATGAAGATCTTCTCTCTTTTTAGGTGCTGTATCGTGCATTAATTCCTGAATTACTCTTTGGGGCTTTGGAAGCAACTTAGACTCATAACTGTCAGACCATTT